CTGAGATTCTACTTCGGTTTTTCCTACTTCCAAGACATCAAAAATAGAATACTTGCAATCTATATTACCAGGGTTTCCTCTACCTTTCAATACCAAGAATTTCATTTTTTGCCTCTTTAAATTTAACATCCAGAGCTATTATACTCGTTTTCGCTGGAAAGTAAAGCCTCTTCCTCTTTCCAACAAGAATATACATCATCAAACGCCGGATCAATAGCTAACAATTCCCTAGGATCAATTGATTTCGATTTAATAATTTCATCCAGAATAGATTTATATATAACTTTCCTAGAATCATATTGTAAATCCCCGCATCCGCTGATCTCATATATGATCATAGAAAAATTGTTAATCATTTACTGATTCCCATCCTTTTTCGGTTTGTGTTTCTTTTCTCCATTTACGGATAAATGAATATCCAAAACAAATAACAATAAAAGAAGCCAAACCGTGTAATCCAGAATCGTTAAAAGGAATATCAACATGATGTGAAAACCAATTAACAGAAATAAAAATCCCCAGAAAGATTAAACATATACCAACAAATAAATTAAACATATTATTCTCCGTATAATAACATCATAACATCATAGGCGACGTCATGAACAGGGTCGTGTTTCATAACTAAATCTCTATTAAAATTAGGTACGTTACAATATCCGCGCTTAGAAGTATTCTTTAATAAATCAATTGCTGTACGGAAATCTCTGTATTGACCGTATTCAAATAGACTAGGTAAACCAACAGTTTCAGATAAAGAATCTATAGCAAATTGATCTAAACTACCTCTTGTCCATACAATCTCGTCTTTACCGCCTTTATCCTTTATATAGTCCCTGGCAATATGTAATCCTTCAACTACCTTTATATCTTTATTTGATGGAATCAGAGATACTTGTTTTACAATATCACATTGTTTCTTCCACCAATCAATAGTAGGTTTATCCGTCAACCTGTTATAAGAAACTATTTGTTCTTTTATATTAAATTTAACAAAACAAGTATTATCCAATAATTCTTGATATGTATAAGTTTCTTTCTCGTCAAAATACAATACAGCTAACGATAATATAACGGAATATTGTTTATTCCCCATCGTTTCAACGTCTAATGCAAACATCTTTACCTCTATGATATGAATTCAATAAATTTCTTCAAGAAAATTCTATTATTAACTTTAGAATTCATTGATTTTGTAAATTTCTTCGTGATGGAAGAAACGCTTTCTTTTTCTCCGATTTCTTCAAATTCTTCATCAACATTTATTACATTAGATTTAATATAATAAAATTCATCATAAGAATTATCTACATCTAAAGCGCAATTAGTTTTCTTAAAAGATTTAACAATAGATGAATCGTATTTTATTCTTTGTTTCAAATTTCGAATTAATTCAGTATTAGTTATCAACCTAAATCCAAACATTTTAAAATCTGATTGCTCTCTAACAAAATCTAAACATGAATTAGTTTCGTATTCCGACGTTTCTCTCCAAGAAAGACCTCTTTTATTTTTAATATAAAAAGGTTTTGTTATTTTAGTTTTAATATCTCTTAGATATACTTTTGATTTTTCATTAGTCAATAAATTATGGCTAATGGAATGATAATCGTCTTTAAAAGCAAATTTAATTTGATGAGATTCTCCATCAGTTAGGTATATAGCGTTCGAAATCTGAACTTTAGTTCTTTCTTTAAAACTCTCCATAACTTTTTTAGATAAAATTATAGAATGATTTAATGGAGTATTACCTAATTCAAACCATCCAGGAATACCAGCGCGTTCATATTTTTCAAAAACTGTAAGTAAAGTTCTACAAGCTAAATTAAACTCATTAATGTTCATTCTAGAAGAGAATAAATTCATTAAAGTAACAGGAAACAATATAGCCTTTTTCTGATTAACGGGTTCGCTTGGGTTTTTATATAAATCAATTGTATTATAATGTTTTGAAGTAAAGGCATAAACTTCGAACGGTATATTAAGTTTTTTACAAAAAAGTAACATGGTAATAAGTTGTTTTATGGTATCTTCCATATAATCAAACATAGAAAACGACCAATCTAAAAAGAATACTAACCCATGAGATTTACTATTTTGTACAGTTGTTGATTTTTTAAATATATCATCGTAGATTTTATAACCAAATAACTTAGAAACGTTAATATCTCCGGTCTTTGATACCTTAGCTTTTTTCCTACTATCCGCGTTCTTCTTTAACATGAACTCTTTTACTAGAAAAGAAACTATAGAATTGGTTTCTTTCTTAAAGAGATTAAATATATTAGGTTGGATTTCTGTATTAATTTGAGAAACTAATTCTCTATATAATTTCGCATAATCAACTATGTAATCTTTTATATCATAATCTGGAACATCAACATAATAAGATTGTTTAAAAGAATCCGAACGTAACAATACAGTTTCGGTATATTCCTTAGAAGCTATATCAGTTGAGGCTTCTATAGAAGATTCTTCATCTTCATTTTCGATTTGATAATCAGGTAAACCGTTTCTAAATTCGTTTTGATTTTCGTTTTGATTTTCGTTATTTTTGGAACCCTCGCCAGGAATTTGTCTTGATTTTTTCCAAGTAAATTCTAATTCAAAATCATCATCAAAATCGTCATCATTCAAGCCAGGTTTTTTATTAAATTTCTCTTTCATATAATCTTGTATCATTTTTGATACTTTAACTACATCATCAAAACTCTGAACGTTTTCTACCATATCAACGTATTCAAGTTCTCTTTGATCGAAATCTATTCCTTTAATAAATCCAATTTTAAAATGTAAATTTATTTTATCAATAAGGTTCAATTTACTAACATCTTTTCCGTCTAAACCGAAAAAATCCAATTCGTTTAATTCTTTATATGCTCTGGAATAAATTGATCTTAGTCCGGGATATTTGTATTTAATTTTCTTTTCAATACGAGAATCTTCAACTACATTTAGAATTGTATGATTTATTTCTTGTTCAGAAACAGCGACTTTCCACGGGTCTGCTTCGGTAAATAAAGCATGTCCAACTTCATGACTTATCATCATATCAGTAACATCTGGAGATAGATTTTCTTTCAAAGTAGGAAGGACTAATAACCTATTTTCGGCATTAAAAAATGCAGTCGAAACTTTACGTTGCTCTACGATTAGATTTTCTTCGGAAAGAAGTTTAGCAAGGTTTGATTTATTTTCTGTAATCATGTTTCTTCTTTTATGGTTGTTAAAATGCGAAACCATTATAAAACGAAAAATGGAAAAAGTAAAGCACTTGACTTTTTTTAAAAAAACGGTACGATAACTATGTACCCCGTTGATAAAATTGTTTTCATATAAATAATTTATTTCGGAGTTAAAAATGTTATTTAAAAAATTATGTCCTATTGATGAAGGAAAAAATCCATCAAGGATTAAACTTCCCGATGCAGAAAAGATATTAAAAAGGGCCGGATATTCTATAGCAAGAACTGGTAATCATAATGTATGGAAACATCCAGATCCATCTAAACCAAACTTTTCTTTACCTTCTCACCAAAGCAGAGAAATATCACCTGGTATAACTAGAAATTTATTTGCTTTAAGCGAAGCTCAAGATAAAAAAGAAGGATTAGAAAAAGCATGCTGGAAAGGTTATACAGCTATTGGTCTTAAAAAGAAAAATGGCAGAACTGTTCCTAATTGCGTTCCTGAAGAAGTAGAAATTGAAGAAACTACTAAACAAAAACTACATGCGTTTACAATTCCTGATAATACAGAAAAAGGAGAAGTAAATTTTAATACTATAAAACTTCGTAATAGATTTGTAAAAAGAACTCTTAACCGATTAAATACAATTAAAAAACCTCGTAATGTCTAACTACAATTTGATAAAAGTAGATGTGTCTACTCAAGAAAACATTGATAATTTTATAAAATTTATAAAATCAACTTTCCCTTTTCATGAGTTATTTAATAGCAAACTCCCTCTTTATATAAAGACTCATTATCATCCAGATTTTGAGTCCAGACTATTCATAGAGGGAGAGGCTGAATTTAATATTGATGGTGAAATTGTTAAATGTTCTCCTGGATCTTATTTGGAAATTTTTCCAGATGTTCCTCACTCGTTCTCTTTTGATGGTAACAATCTTAAAGTCTTAAGATTTTCCTCTGAATACGAAAATTGGCAGGCGATTTTTGAATAGGCTTTACTTCTTCTTCGATCTAAGCTAAACTATACGCTCACTCAATCAATGGAATTTTATTATGTCTGATTTTGAAAATATTCCTTCTTCTGTAATGCAAAACGTTATTTCTATGAAATCTACAAAAAGCGAAAACCACGACCATCTTATCCCTGAAAAAGATCATAATTTCGAAAAGTTTGGATTTTATAACGATCTTAAAAAGATTATTAAATCTAAAGTATTTTATCCTATCTTTATCGCTGGCCCTTCTGGCGGTGGTAAAACTTTTCTTGTTAATCAGGTATGCGCTGAACTAAAAAGAGAATGTATTCGAGTAAACTTCTCTATAGAAACTGATCAAACTGATTTGATTGGTGGTCCTACTTTGGTAAATGGTAATATAATTTATGCCGAGGGGCCAGTTATTCAATGTCTGCGTAATGGTTGGATTCTTTTATTGGATGAAATTGATCGTTCTAATCCGAATAATATCCTTATTCTTAATGGTATTCTAGAAGGTCAAGGTTTTTATAATCCAAAAACTGGAGAATATATTAAAGCTGCTCAAGGGTTTAATGTTATTATGACAGCAAACTCTAAAGGTTATGGCGATGAAACTGGTAAGTATCTATCTCAGATTCTTGATTCAGCTTTCCTAGAAAGGTTGCCTGTTACTTTTGAACAAGAGTTTCCTAATGAAAGTACGGAAAAGAAAATTCTTGCTCATCATTTAGATGATGTTGATTTTATTGATAAGTTGGTTAAATGGGCTAGAGTTATTCGTAAAACTTTTGAGAATGGTGGTATTGATGAAGTAATATCTACCAGAAGATTAGTTCATATTGCTCAGGCTTATAGTATGTTCAATAACGATAAAATGAAAGCTATAACTCTTTGCGTTGCTAGGTTTGAATCTCATACCAGAGACGCTTTTATTGATCTATATACAAAGATTGATGCTGGAGTAGATCCTGAAGCCGAAGAAGAAGCTGAAGCCGAAGAACTGATCGAAAAAGTTTATAATCCGCCTTTTTAAATAATAATAAATACTTTTATTTAAATATAAGTATGAATTTAGATAATTATCAAGGCGGATCATCTTGGTGGGTTGCTGTAATAGAGGATCGCATAGATCCTCTAGGACTAGGAAGATGTAGAATTAGAATATTCGGACATCATTCTCAGGAAACATCGGTACTACCAACGACAGATTTGCCTTGGGCTTATCCTGTTTATCCTTTAAATAATTCTACTACTTTTTCCGCACCTAAACTCGGAGAATGGGTTTTAGGATTTTTCTTAGATGGAAAATCTGCTCAGACTCCAGTAATAATTGGTGTTATTCCTGGACTGAGGTAATATATGTCACATCAAACAGTTTCTGTTGTATATAAAAGTGATAGATATGAAATATACAAAGTCCAAGATAATTTCGGAGAAACTCAACCAATTTATGAAGTTTATGATTTACAAACAGGCGCTGTAACCTATTTTCAAACTCAAGAAGAAGCGATTAATTATGTAAACTCTTTATCTACTGCTGATGTTAAAATTTATACAGCACCAAAAACAACAACTGGTGGAGTAGTAAAAGAAAGTAATCCTCCTACACTAAAACAAGGAACTGAAAAAACCGTAGCAGCAACTGGATCAAATAGACCTTCTATTCCTCCTATTGCTGTTGGTGAATGTGGTCCGGAAACTACTATTGGTAAAACTAATAGAGAATTAACTGCAACCTGCGATTGGACTATTAAACTCAATTTAGATGTTTGTGGAGAAGAATTAAAAATAATTGCTGCAAATTGGCAAGCAAGAATAACTGCTAAAATTGAAGAATGGTTACCAGATTCTCAATTTCCTATATTGGATGATATAAGAAATGCTATAGAAACAATCAAAGAATGGATAGAAGTTATTAAAGGATATATTGAAGAATTAAAACAACTTATTCAATGTATAGCATCTGTAGTTGCTGCTATAAGCGAATTAGTAGTTTTTATCGCAACTTTGCCTGCTGATTTACTCGCTCAATCTTTCGGTTGTCTAAATCAATTCAAAAATTTATTAGTAGAAGCTGCAGGGATTCAAACTCAAGGTCTAGAAGATACTTTTAATGAAGCTAACAAATTGATTGATGATACGACGAGTACAGCTGCTAGTTTAGCATCAGAAAAAAATAATATATTAAATCCTTCCCCTACTCCGACTCCTACTCCAATAAAACTACAAATGCCATAAAGGATTATTATGCTTAAATCTGAGTCTAAATCGTGGATACAACCTCAATCCGCAGCTAACGAAAAGGAAAAACCTTTATATCCTCATGTTACAGCTACTGTAACTGAATCCGGCCATTCTTTTGAAATGGATGATACTCCGGATAGAGAAAGAGTTAGGTGTTATCATAGATCCGGTACATTTTTCGAAATGCAACCTAACGGAGATATGATTGTTAATGCCAAAGGAACTGTTTATGAGATATGCGCCAATGGAAAGAATGTAGCAATAACTGGACATTGTACTATAAATGTCAATGGCGATTGTTCTATGGATGTAACAGGAAATTATAATTTAAATGTTGGCGGAGATTATATTCAAAAAGTTGCTGGACATATTAAACATTTAAGTTCCGATTCTTCTAAATCTGATTCTAAGATTACTAATGGAGATTTAGTATTTAATACTTCAGGTAGAATTGTATTTAATGCAAAAAAGGTTGTAGTAAATACAGATTTACATGCCACGGGAGATATTCGTAGCAATCAAAGTATAGCGGCTTTAGGTAACATAACAGCACAATTAAGCGTTATGGGTAAACTTAGCATAAGATCTCCAGGTTCTTTGTTGATTGGTCCTACTGCGGCTATTATGCCAGCAGCCGCTGCTATTCCTGGCGTTGGTCATATTGATGTTGGATTGAATGTTGGGTTGACTGGAGGATTCTTAAATGTTATTGGAATTTCTTCAGTAGAAGGAGCTCATAATGTTGTCGGAACTATAACTTGCGAAGGTCTTATTGAATCAACTACTGATGTTTTAGCTGGTATAACATCATTAAGAACTCATATTCATGGAAATGGTAATATGGGAAGTCCCACAACCCCTCCTTTGATTTGAGGTAACTTATGTCAATATATAATAAACTCGGTTTTGATTCATCTTTTGATATAACTAAATTCGGAGATGCTTTAGATTTAAGCGATGGTACTAAACAACTTTTTAGTATACAAAAGAATACGCTTAAACAATGGCAAATAGATGATATTGATAATGATGTAGATATTACATATTATAAAAATCCTTTAATCAACGATTTAGTTTCTTGTAATAATTCTATAAAAAATATCAGAACAAAAACTGATACAGGAACTTATAATTATCTATCTTCCGGCGCTTCTGCTGCAGCAAATACATTAAATAATACATGTAATGATGCTGTATTAGCCATATCTAATTTTATTCTTCATACCAATAGATTATCAGGACTTGAAGATTCTTCTAATACATCTGCCTATCCTGATTTAGAAAGCGCAATGAATATTGGTAAAAAGATGTTAACTCTTACCAATAAAACAGATAACGTTCAGAATAATGCTCCAATACTAGGTAATTTCACTAGTCTATACATAGGCGACGATTTATCTACTTATGCTAATACAGTATCTGATGATTATATAACTTTGAACGCATCAATATATTCAGGAAATAATAATACATTTATATCGGCTTCTGATGTAAATTTAATCAATTCTCATGTCAATTCTTTGTACACTATGTTAAATACCAGAAGAACTTCTGATGTTAACTTTTATAAAAATTGTATAAAGATATCTAAAAAAATATCAGCTACATCTAAATTTTCCAATATGGGAGGATCTCATACCAAATTGGTAGAGTTGATAGGAACTGATGAACTAAAAAGTAGATTAAATTCTTAAAATAAAAAGCGGGAATCCCCGCTTTACTTTTATCGAAATTTCAGGTAAACTATGTTTATGGAAACATTAAACAAAAAACTTTCGGAAATTTTGATGAATATCTTGAAAAGATTTTCTGCGGAAACTATTTTACTGTTCTGTTTAGCTTCAGTTCTACTTTCCTACATATTATCTTCAGAGTTTCAATCAGAAAAAGTCAAAGAACCTAAATGGACTGTAACTGCTACATTAGAAAAAGATTACACTCCACCTAAACTAATTCCTCAGAAAAAAAGATATGCGGAATTAATGTCCACTAATAAAATAATAAAATTAAATAATAAAGAATTCTCTTGTTTGGCGAAGAATATTTATTTTGAGTCAAAATATGAAGGGTATATGGGTAAAGTCGCAGTTGCTAATGTAACTTATAATAGACTTAAATCTAAAAGATGGGGAAATACTTTTTGCTCTGTTGTATATTCCGATGAGCAATTTTCATGGACTATATACAAAAGATTCCGTAATGAAAAACCAAAAGGAGAAATGTGGAAACAATCTAAAATGGTGGCTCATGCTTTTTCTAATGGACTAAGAGTTAAATCTTTAGAAAAAGCGAATCATTATCATGGGAATTATATTCCAACCCCGAAATGGGCGAAAAATATGAAGAAAGAAGTTGAAATTGGGCGTCATGTATTTTATACTGGACGATAAAAGTTATAAATTATTAAAGAGGAAATTATGTATAGACCATTAGGAAAAAATGTTATTGTATCAGTTATTGATGGCGGAAAGGAAACTGAATCTGGTATTATTCTACACACTTCTATTGAACCTGATCGTGGACTAGTAGTAGCAGTTGGTAATGAAGTTACTCAGCTGTCAGTTGGAGATCAAGTATTCATGGATTGGAATAAAACTATTAAACTTGAAAACGAAGAACTTTGGTTGATTTCGGAAGATAATATCGTATGGGTTTATGAAGACGTTTGATAAGGTGTTATTATGAAGTATTTGTCTATGTTTTATAATGTATTTTTGATAGGTACTATCGGGTATATGGTAATACAGTTAATTCCTGATATGGTATCATCCAATGATAGTGTGAATTTTGTAATTGGAGTTATTTTGGTATTGATTAGTATTACTGTGATTGTTTCGCGTTTGTTTGAAATTTATAATGAAATTAAGGAGAAGTTTTAATGTCTATGAAATCTATTTTGACTTTAACAGGAATGTTTTTTCTTTTTATTTTTGGTGTTCGTAGTTGTACTACCGTTCCAAATGGATACGTTGGAGTTGTAGTTCATATGTTAGGCGGCTCGAAAGGAGTTGATGTAGAAGAAAGGGGCATGGGTAGGTATTTCCTTGGATTTAATGACGAGATGTTCCTTTTCCCAACCTTCACTCAAAATGAAACTTGGGAAGGCGAAAAAGAATCTATTACCTTTCAGACTAAAGAAGGTTTGAATGTAAATGCTGATATTGGTATCAGTTATCATATTGACCCTACTAAAGTATCTGTAGTATTTCAAAAGTATAGAAAAGGTATTAATGAAATTTCTGATATTTACCTTCGTAATATGGTAAGGGATTCTCTAGTAAAAGCAGCTTCATTTCAAGATGTTGAAACTGTATATGGACAAGGTAAAACTGAACTTCTATCTTCTGTAGAAACTAGCGTTAAAAAAGAAGTAGAACCTATTGGTATTGTTGTTGAACATATTTATTGGGTAGGTACTTTACATTTACCGCAAACTGTTGTTGAAAATATCAATCGAAAAATTAATGCTACTCAAATGGCTATGACTCGTGAGAATGAAATTCAACAAACCAAAGCAGAAGCTCAAAAGGCAATCGAAGAAGCAAATGGTGTCGCTCAATCTAAACTCGCTGTAGCAAGAGCAGAGGCCGAATCTACGAAGATTCAAGGTGAGGCTGAGGCATCTGCCATTGAAGCGAAATCTAAGGCTCTAAACGCTTCTCCGCAGTTGGTACAATATGAAATCGCTAGGAATTGGGATGGTAAATTACCGACTACTACTATGGGTTCCGGTTCTATTCCAATGTTGAATATAAAATAAGGAGGATTTATGACTAAACCTTGTAGATTAGTAGCAAAACGTGGACTAAATGCACAAAAAACAGGTAGATACTTTGCTGTACAATTAATTGGATATTCTGGACAGAATCCTCCACCAGAACCACCTGACCCACATTTAAATAAAAAAGATGACCCTGCATATATTATTGAATGGACGGATTCTACTGATAATAGGTCTAGTGGTTATGATGGATTTGAATGGTGGGGAGATGTAAATGGGTCTGTTGGAGGTGATGGAGATACTC